TGGTAATAATGTGATGGGTAAGGCACTCGTACTAGATACTCCTATGGGTCAAATTGTAAAAGGTTTGGTCGAAGGCGGTGTTCAGTTGGGTGTTTCTAGTCGTGGTATGGGCACTCTTGTGAACCGTAACGGAGTAAACGTTGTTGGAAAAGATTTTATTCTAGCAACAGTTGACATTGTTCAAGACCCCTCGGCCCCAGAAGCTTTCGTAAATGGGATTATGGAAGGCGTCGAATGGGTTTGGGATAATGGTCTACTCAAGGCACAAGAAATTGAAAAATATGAGACTGAAATCAAGCGTGCATCTTCATCCCAATTGGCTGAAAGTCAATTGAAGGTGTGGAACGATTTCCTCTCAAAACTTTAACTCTATAGATTCAAGGAGTAACATATGTCTGAAGAGACCAAAAACGAAGAGTTGGATCTCATTGAAGACGTTTCTGAAGTAGAGCTCCAAGATGACGACCTCGTAGAAGACGTTGAAGTTGAGACCGAGGAAAGCATTGCGGAAGATGCAGAAGTTGAAGCAGAAACTGAAGAGCTAGCAGAAGATGCAGTTGAAGAAACTGAAGAGCTAGAAGAATCAGCTATGCCGAAAACTAAAGCTGGTATGGTAAATGCCATGTACAAAGAAATGTCCAAAATGAATAAAGCCGACTTAATGGCCGCCTATGAAAAATTTATGGGTAAAGATGAAGAAGACGGCGAAGATATGGACGACGAAGACGATGATGAAGAAGAAGATATGAAGGAAACTAAAGGTAAAGTAAAAGAGTCATATGACTTTGAAGCTGACCTTGACGCACTAGTTTCTTCTGATGAAACTTTATCTGAAGGATTCCAAGAAAAAGCTGCTGTGATTTTTGAAGCTGCTGTAAAAAGCAAAGTTTCTACAGAAATAGATCGTCTAGAAGAAGAGTATACTCAATCTCTAGAAGAAGAAACATCAGCTATTCGTTCTGAGCTAGTAGAAAAGGTAGATGGTTACCTTAACTACGTAGTTGAGAATTGGATGGAAGAAAATCGTGTTGCAGTAGAGAATGGTCTACGTACTGAAATCGCAGAATCATTCATGGATGCGCTGAAAGGTGTATTTACTGAGCACTACATCGAAGTACCAGATTCAAAAGCTGATATGGTAGATGATCTTGCTGAACAAGTTCAAGAACTTGAAGAGCAACTAACAAAAGCAACTGAAGACAACATTCGTTTGAACGAGTCTGTTGCTGATTTTCGTCGTGCAGAAATTCTAGCAGAAGCATCTAAAGACCTAGCTGCTACTGAAGCTGAAAAGCTAAAGTCACTAGCTGAAGATGTTGATTTCGAAGATGCAGAAACTTTCGCTAAGAAAGTAGCTACATTGAAAGAATCTTACTTTGCTAAACCTGTAACTGAGAGCGTAGAAGAAGCAGAAATTGCTACCAATGCAGATGGTGAACAAATTGAAGTATCACCTCTAATGGAAAAATATCTAAGCGCTCTTTCTAAATCTGTAAAATAATATTCCTTTAGGAGAAGAAACAAAATGTTTAATGCAGAAAATGCTCAACAGAAATGGCAGCCAATCCTCGAGAACGCTGACGTTCCTGAAATCAAGGACAACTATCGTAAGTCCGTAACTGCTGTACTTCTAGAAAACCAAGAAAAAGCAATGCGCGAAGAGCGTGCAGCTTTTGGTTCTCTAAACGAAACTGCAGCTAACGCAACTGGTGCTGGAATCGATACATTCGACCCAGTTCTTATCTCACTTGTTCGTCGTTCTATGCCTAACCTTATGGCTTATGACGTTGCAGGTGTTCAGCCTATGACTGGTCCAACTGGTTTGATCTTCGCGATGAAATCACGTTACAGCACACAAGGTGGTACAGAAGCACTATTCAACGAAGCAGATACTGACTTCTCTGGTGCAGGTACACACGGTGGTGCATCTGACTCTCTAGGTTCACACGGTACTGATGCAAACACTGATGACATCGAAGATTCATTCGGTGCAGGTACTGGTATGGCTACTTCAGCGGCTGAAGCTCTTGGTAACACAGGTAACGCTTTCGGTGAGATGGCATTCTCAATCGATAAGACATCTGTGACTGCTAAGTCTCGTGCGTTGAAAGCAGAGTACACAATGGAACTTGCTCAAGACCTTAAAGCAATCCACGGCCTTGATGCAGAATCAGAGTTGGCAAACATCTTGTCAGCAGAGATTCTCGCGGAAATCAACCGCGAAGTTATCCGTACAATCAACGTTAAAGCTAAACTAGGCGCGCAAACTTCAAACACTGCAGTAAATGGTGTATTTGATGTATCTGGCGACTCAGATGGTCGTTGGTCTGTTGAGAAGTTCAAAGGTTTGATCATGCAGATCGAGCGTGAAGCTAACACAATCGCACGTGAAACACGTCGTGGTAAAGGTAACTTCATCATCTGTTCTTCAGACGTTGCTTCTGCTCTTGCAGCAGCTGGCATGTTGGACTATACTCCAGCTCTATCAGCTAACCTAAACGTTGACGACACAGGCAACACATTTGCGGGTGTGCTTAACGGTCGTACAAAAGTGTACATCGACCCATATGCAACTAACGACTATGTAAACGTTGGTTACCGTGGTTCTAACCCATACGATGCTGGTCTATTCTACGCACCATACGTTCCATTAACAATGGTTCGTGCAGTTGGTGAGTCTGACTTCCAGCCACGTATTGGCTTCAAAACTCGCTACGGCATGGTTGCTAACCCATTTGCGGGTGGCGC